TTTAAAGGTTTTATCAGCATCACGAGAAACAGCAAGGTTTGCATTATCATAAATACCAACCTTCGGAGCCGGAACTCTATGAGCAATAACAATCTCGTCTCGGTTTGATTTTCTATACTTGTCAAAGGACTGATCTTGAATGCCATTCTCTAATGCCTGGAACTTGATATCAACATCTTTACCCATTGTTGCAGGAATCGGGATAACAAGAGTACCATGATGATTACCCTTTACCTCGTTCTTAAAGTAATTGACAACAGCTTGCTTTGACTTGACAGAAAGCTTGCCCCCCTTGATAATCAAAGCATATCTAGGAATTGCCTTGTTTTCGAAGTAATCAATATTATAATCCTTCGCAAACTTATCGCCCGTAATTGCTGCAATTGCAGAGACAGCGGGCGGAATGCCATAGAAATTATTGGACGGCGAATAGAACTTAAAGTGAATAAGCTCATTTGGTCGTGGATCATTATTGATCGGATCATCAGTTTCTTCATCTTGGAAGTTTCTGAAGAAGACTGCTTTGTTTCCAGTGATCTGAACGAAACCATCTCTTTGTCTACGAACTCTTACTCCCGCCCCCGGCACATGACCAATGTAGCCAATGCTGCCATCTCGTGTTCTACCAATCTCAAGATACCCATTGCCCATAGCAAGAGTATCAATCCAGACCTTGATAAGAGACTCGGTTAATGTTTCCTCTTCGTTGAAAGAGTCCAACATCTCTTCGACTTTCTCTTCCTCATTAACAAAGAACTTTCTTGCGTTCTTTTCTTTGTCTGAGTCCCCGCTGGCTCTCTCTACCTTTTTTTTGCCCTTCAGGGTCTTTTCCCACACATAGCCAAGACCAACGGTATTCATCGTGCGGGCATTGATGGCCGCTTGATGAATAGCACTAATATCCAGAAGCCCCGCAAGGGCCTCTAGGCTGTAAGGAGGTTCAGCAACTGCATAGAGGCCATAACCGTCTACATTGTCAAGCTCGTTGTATTTCGACTCGGCCCCTTCAATGCCTTCAAACTTCTTACGAAGTCGATAAAACCTTGACTTAACCTTCTTTGACTGTTTCTTGATATTTACATTCTTAAACGTATCATCAAAGCTAGAAATATATGCTACTGACTCCCCGCCGATTTCGGATTGGGTATTAATTTCAATCTCTTCTTGTTGAACCGGATCATCTTCCGCCATTGCGGCGGCTATTCTTGTAATAGTCATTTAGCTCCTTTAGCACGCAAAATAACTTGACGAGTCTCATCTTCCCAATCTGGGATTTCCCCATCTAGCATTCTAGCCATTTGATCGTCATGCTCATTTCTTGTTACTTTTCTTGCCCCCTCGATCCAAGCAGCCCTACCCAATGCGGCGGTTTCTCCCGCATGATGAATTGCGTGCTCCCTCATAAGCTTTTCAACTCTTGGAGAGCCTAACTTGCCCTCCATAGATAAAAACTCATCTCCATCTCCAAGATATCCGCCACCCGGCATCTCCCATAGGCAGGTTCCGAAGTCGTATTCCCTAACTTTCTTCATCCGACTATTGTTATTTCCCATAGTGTAGCTATTATAGCACAAAGATGAAAATAATGCACGGGAAAAGCAAGAAATCTAGATATTTAGTATTTATATGCTCTATCTAGCTATCGAACCGGACAGGCCCCTCCCTCACAATCAGCCATCAAGTCTTCAGTAAAGGTATTTTCCGAATACTGCTCGATATGTCCAAGTTCTGATTGGCGCTCAATGAACTGTTCTTTAGTGATGCTTTCCAGCGGGGGTTGAAGGAATCCATGATTCTCACGCAAGAGAAATGAAATGCTCTTGATAGAATCAAAGTTTTTCTTCAGCCAACCCTGAATCAGACCAATCTCATCCAGTTCGTAATACACGGTACACGAGATAGAATTGTCTGCCCAAATTGCCTGGATTCTTTTCACATCTTCAAGCTGATCAATTGCCGTTGTGTTCTTCGCCAGCGTTGTCCCATCCGGAAAGCTTGCCGGAAATTCAACGGCAACCATGTCATGATCTTCGTCTCCATTGAAGTCACGAACAAACTCGATCTTGCAACCCAGTCCACGGCAGTATTCTACCATTGGATCAGAAGATGCCATTCTGACCCGCCGAATATGGAACTGCGAAAAGCCAGGATGAATACCAGGAGTAACGCCAGCAAGAATACTCAGAGTCCCGCTAGGCTTCACTGTCGTTAATCTGACAGAGGGATTCCAGCCATGACGCTCGCTCCACTTCTCATCAAAGTCACGAAGTTCTGAATATGCCGTGTCGAGCCAATCCCACTTCTCACGAGACTGCTGCAAACCAGAAACTGACAGACCAATGCGCATATTTTTATGTACGATCTTTTGTGTTTTCTCATCAAGATATGGCGCAGCAGCAATAGCTTTCTGGGCCTTATAAATAAGCTTAGATAAATCAATAAACTCTTCATAGCTCTCAATGTGCGGAAGGAATATCTCTCCAAGGTTACAACATTCCTTATCGGCCAAAACAATTTCGGCACAAGGGTTAAGACCCTCTGCTGTCGGGTCTGGCCTTTCCTCTCCTACCCTACCATATTTTCTGGCAGCATCGAGATTAAACAAACCATATGGTTCGGCCCCGCCGAGATAATTGTCCCAGAACTGCGGAATGATCTGCTCATAAGAATCAGCTTGAATCGTATTATTGCTCATGGCTCGCCAACTTGGGATGTCCCCGTCCGACCAGTTCTTCGCACGCATAAACAACATATCATCGGGGTCGCCAATAGCAATCTCAGCAGAACGACGAACATTTCCGGAAACGACAATCTTGCCGATGATATTCACAATGTCGAGAACATCAACAGAACGTAAGACCTTCCCTCCACGCTCTTTCATGATCTTGCCCATATCATTAATTCCATTAATCAGAATCTGAGGACCAGACGCAATCCCGCCAAATGTGCTGATAGGAGCGCCAGCATCACGAACAAGGATCGTACTGTACGTGAAAGATTTCCCAGTAACCATATAAGCCTCAAACATCAATGTCAGCAGCTTTGCCCAGCCCTCACGAGAGTCAGGGACAATAAAGTCTGCATCATTTGTATTCTTGTGCTCAACAGTCACGCCTTCAATGACCGGAGGGAGTGAGTAGACAAACTGTCGCTGGACAGAATATCCCATGCCCCCGCCGAGCATGAGACGGTTGAAAATAAAGTCAAAGTCAGAAATTTCTCCCGTTCGAGAATACCAACAATTGACAAGACTATCCGCTCCAAACTTATCGACCAACTCGGTACCAAGTTGCCATAAGCCTCGACCGGCATAGCTACCCTTCAAATTGAAGAGGTAGTCATAAAGCCTCTCCGCTTCTTCATGTGTGTATCCAGCGCCCAGTTTTTGCGCTCCATTAACGACACGTTGCAATGTCTCATGCCATTCCTCTGTTCTGTTCTCCCCCTCGACAACTCTGGCGTAGGTTCGTTTATATACAACATATCCCAGTCCATTAAACCCCCAAGGGACCTCCTTGGCTTCATACTGTTTAGTGAACTCATCTGTTATAATCATTTAATCCCTTTCATAGAAAAAAAAATAGCCTCGGGTCTAACCTGGCTTTGTAAAGTTTTAAGCTTGTTCCTAGACTATCATCTGCGGGTCTAAAAAGAAATAGCTCCGACGCAGAAATCTAGATTTTTTCATCAACTTTGTCGCCAATAATTTCCAAAACCTGCTGGGCGATGTTGGTCCACGATTGAGTGTCGTGAATAATTCGAGCACTATGCATTGTTTTCTCTCTAATCTCTGCATAGTTATTCACTACCCATTTCATCTTGTCTTTCATGTCCTGATATGAAGGCTCAACCCAATCCCCAAGATGAATTCCGTTCCCAGGCGCAGGGCTAGAATCAAGCGGAACTGACATCTCAGCAAAGTCGGCACAACCCGTAGCATTTGTGCAAATGGTTGGCATACCTGTAGCGATGGCTTGCCAAGGAATCATCCCCCAACCCTCTCCGTTTGTTGGGTAGACCATGCAATGACTGTTATGATACAGCAGGACTAAATCGTCATCAGATAAATACTGTTCTATTACTGTTATCTGAGGATGTTCGTTTGCGTTTCCCATCCAGACCCCGCCCGGTCTTGCCCGAGCAATAGTCGGACCATTTGACTTCATCAGTAAATGATATTCTTCATCTCCATCAAACAATTCAAGGAAAGCGTCAACAACCCTCTGACCTCCTTTTCTTCCAGTTTCGCCGCCTACGTGGAAGAAAACA